CCAATCAGGATGTAAACCTAGATCAACTGAATCTTTTACTTTTTTATTAATGTTAAAAGGTCCACCTGATACACCTTCTTTTTGATGTTCTTTATTATCTTTAAATAATTGTATTAGATCATCACATATTTTTTCATCTATGTACCAACCTGAAACAAAACTTTCATATGGTAAATTATGTTCTTTCATTTTTCTCCTCATCAAAAGCGTCTGGTAATCTTTTTAAAAAATGTCTTCTATTATCGTTTCTATTTAATTGAGATTTATCAAATAAATCAGCAGGTGGCATTGGATTGTCTAATTCATTAACTCTATAATAAGCATAATGATTAGGTACATCTGTATCTGCCCACTTTCTCCATTTCATTATAAATTCAAAATCTTCCATTGTTAATAAAGGTTCTGTTTCTTCAGAATATTCACTATACATAACACTAATATTATCTTTTATCATATCAAAAATATATCTATCTATTTTATATAATACTTCTTTATTTTCAGCGTGTAAAAATCCAGTCCACGCCATTCCTCTTGCTTGTACCCAACGTAACATTTGAACACCTACAATATTAGTTCCTTCAGTAACAGCGGCAAACCATCTATTGCATTTCATAGTTCCGTATCCTGCTTCACCTTTATTAGTCCATTCAAATAAATTGCCTTTTAAATCTTTTTCATTACCTTTTAAATAATAACCTTCATTAATAGTATGTAAAACATAAGTGTTTAATTTATTAATTGCTTTAATAAGTTTACCATCTTTTGCACCGTGATTATTTGCTATATAAATTAATGCTTGTGTTTGACTAATTTCTTTTATTATCATATATCTTCACCTAATCTTTCTAAATCAAATTCTATACCTATTAGTTCATCTGGTTTACCTTTAGGGTAATCAGGATAAACTTTAAATTCTTCTCCTGTTGTATCACTCTTACAACCTGCAACTAACCAATCCCATTTAAAATCACCATCTACTATAAACTCATTCATAACTTCATATCTTCCATCAGGTTTTTGTTTTAATAAATTCGCTTTACATTCTGACATACTTCTAAAATGACCTTCCATTTGAAAAGTTTGTTGTGTTTCAATAGGACTATGACCTATCAAATATGCTAGAATTAATATTTTATAATCCATCATTGACTAATATACCTTCTATATGAGTATACCCTAATTCTCTAGCGGCGGCAACTCTTTGACTACCTTTTTTTACACTATATCTCTTTTCTATATATGGTATTCCCATAGACCCATATCTTAATTTTTGAGATTTTAAATGTATGATAACTTCTATTGGATCTATTAAATCTGCACCTTCAAGTATTTCTCTTAAAGGTTGACTATTATCTATTGTAGTCAGTTCAGAAATTCTAAAAATTTCTTTATCGGGGTGTGATGTCTTTGCCTTCAAAATCTTTTTCATTTTCACTTTTTCTTTCACTATTTGTTTCAATAGTTTTTTTATTTAACATCTTTTGTAGTTCAGCAGTTGATCCTACAAATAAAGCATTCTTTATATTGGCGTTAGTTTTATTAGGTACTTCTTTTAAGTCTTTTAATTTTTTCTGTAAATCTTGTAACTTGTCAACCGTTTGTCCTACTTGACCAATTAATTGTCCTGCAACTTCATATGCTCTAGGATGTTGACCTTCTTTTGCAATATCAAGTATACCTTGTATTGCCTCTTGTCCTTTTTCAATTAGACTATAATAACTTTCTCTACTATAATCATAATCTGTATTAATATCTTTTTCAACTGCTAATTCTAATTGACCTTCTTTTCTTTCAACAGGAGGACTAAATTCTTTTTGTATATTTGTAGGTGTATCAACACCTAATATTTCATTTACTTTTTCTTCAAGTTTATTCATTACGTATCACCTCCACTTGATGGATCATATCTCTTACCATCATTAAAGAAACTAATTGTAGTTGTAAATCCAAAATCATCATCTGCGTCAGCAGTTGTTGGATTAGGTAATATTACAACTCTTTCTTCCCTTGTTAATTGAGGTTCTGTATCTGTCCCCAAATCTGCTGTTGTTTTTTTAATAACACCTTGATTGTTCATAGGACCAAACAAGTATGTTTTAGCAGTAAAGTTAATAGTATATATAACGGCTCTACGACTTGTAAAATCTCCGTCATAACTATCCTCGTAACTAATATTTCCTAATACAATAGGTATATCTCTTTTAATATCTAAATTAGGAACCATATTTACCGTTACCGTATAGTCAGGTTGAAAGTATGGTAAAATCTGTTCAACTATTTGTAATCCATCTTCAGCAGTTGCTGTAAAAAGATATAGTTGTAAATTAATATTGTATGGCACAGGTGTATAATTAAAGTTTACTTTCTTACCATCTTCACCTGATTTCACTTGTGAATATTTTTGAACACGAGTTAATTTTCTAGTAGGATCATAATTAAGACCTGTGATTTCAAAACCCATACGAGGTAAAGATGTTGCAAATTCTCTACTATTTAAATTTGCTTGTTGATCTAATCTTACCATAAACTTTTCTTTTGGTGCATATGCAAGAGGTACTTTTATTCTAGCAGTTACACCACCTGTACTATTAGTTCTTTGTATAACTATATTATTAAACACTTGTCCAAATGCAATAATAAGTTTTCTTAAACTTTGATTATAAAATCTATTACCTAACATTATGCTGAGTCCTCATCTCCAAAAGGATTTCTTTCAGTAAAGTCTAATATATCATCTAATGCTGATGATGTATCAAATCCTGCTTCAGTATCTAAATCTGTATTAGACGCATATGCTGATTGTGTTTGTAATACGGATGCCGTAAAGTCTTCATTCATTAAGAAAGCAGGTTCGCCTGTAGGTAAGTCTTGTTCTAATCTTATTGATCCTTCACCATCTAAAGCAACTTGACCACTTTCTAAACTAAACTTATAATTTAATTGATCTAAAGTGTATTTGTCTTCAGCACCATCTATGACTTCTAAACCTGTATCTAGTTTCTCACTAGAGTATTCCCAACGTGTTACTCTTAATTTGTAAACTGGTAATTGACCTAATGCAAAGAAAGGTTCCTGATCTTCAACAAATTGAATCTCAAAAAATGAGTTCATTAAAGGATAGTAAATTATATCACCTTCGTTTGGTCTACCTGTAGCAATTAAACTATCTTTTAAACCAACGTGATATTCCCACGCTCTTTTAGATACCATAAATGTAGTATCTTCTCTAATCTCTAAACCAAATTTTGAAACTATTTCTTGTTGACCTGCAAAACCTTCAGTTGATTCAACATACATTTCAACCATCCAAGAGTCATCAAACCTAGAAGTTGTATCTTCTCCTAGAATTAAATCTCTATTGACTAGTGTTCTCGGTAGGTAATAAACATCGTGGCCGTAAATTTTAAGACCTTCTACAATTAAATCTTCGTAAAGTCTTTTTTCGTTTTGATTACCTATACCGTTGCCACCTTGAAAGTAATGATTAACTGGCATAGTATTATCCTATCATAAAGGCTGGGTTTAATTCGTAAGTAGTTCTTATTTCTGTTTCTAATTTTTCTATATCAGTAAGTGCTTCAGAATATATTTGTTGTCCATTTAAAGTTACGCCACCAACCATTGCAACTCCATTGAATTTAGATAAGTTAGCACCCCATTGTTTTTTAAATAAAGCAGTTACATATCTTTTTAAATATATGTCATTAAAAATATCTGTATAAGTGTTAGGGTCTAATCTTCTATAACATTCTATTACTAACCATTCATCTTCGTCTAAATCATTTTTCCAATCCATATCAATATATAATCTATTATCGTGTTGATTAAATCTCATAGGTTTTTCACCTACTAATATATGGTCTAAAAAATCTAAATGTCTTAATACAACATCATAGTTAATTACACTTGTTGATGAAAAGTCATAAAGATCATTTAATCTTAATTGGTATCTTACATCAAATAAGTTTAAATTACCTTTATCTGAAAATGGAAATATATTAATTACAGATATAACAGATTGTGGAACAGAAAGATAATTATTATCTTCATACCATTTTGATGAAACTGAATTATCTTTAGTATCAGTTGCTGTTTCTTCTAATTGATTTTTACCTGCTAAACGAGTTTTATCAGCAGCAGTTAATTTGTATTTTAAATAAGTTCTTCTAATACCATCATAATGATATTGTTGAAAATACTGAACCGCCTCGTCTATTCTATCTTCTAATTGGTCATCATCAACATTTATTTCAATTACTGGTTTACCCAATGCTCTCAATGAATATTGCTTTAATGTTTCTCTTGTTGCTGGTACTGCCATTTAAATCCTCGTCTTTAGTACTATTTATAAGAATTATTTAATGGTAGGAAAGAGATTATCAGCACAAAATAACTTTATATCTTCTTCAGGTAAACCTAGTGATTTCATTGTTCTAGGTGTATGTGGGTTTTTTTGTTGATTTTCGCAATAAAAATTTTGTGCTCTTATAACTTCTTCTCTATCAGAATCACTATTAAAATGACCTATTTTATCAATATATGCGTTTAAATTAGATACTGCCATTGTGCATATTTGATTTAACTCTCTCTCTTGTTGTACATTTCCAGCGGCAATCATACCTTCGCTAAAGATTGCCTTTGCCCAATCAGGTAATTCTCTAACTTTTGATGGTGTATACCATTTGTTTTCTTCTATAAACCATCTTGTTAAAGGGTGTTCTTTTTTTAATAATGGACTAAAGTCGTGGAATGCACCTGTAACTTTATTCTTTCCTGCAATAATATCAAAACCGTAAATAGGTCCGCCATTTTCTAACATAGGGAACAAACATATATGTGCCATCCAAAGACCTTTAGTTTCTCTAGCGTCAACTACATCTACGTGTGCTCGTCTAATGTTCATATTAGACCAAGTACGATTTGTCCAACCAGGTTTATTAAATCTATCCATACCTGGTTCTTTATACTCTATTAAATGTTTATTTAAAACTTCTATGATCTCTTGTTCTAATTTAATTAATCTTTCCCAAACCATTAATCTTTACCTTCAATACTTGTTCCTTTAAAAGGATCATTTTCTGTATCTCTTTTATCACTCGTAAATTCAAAAACTTCGTTTGTTAAAACTAAAGGTTTATTTAATTCATTCATTTCTTTAAATAAATTAGTTGCTGATTCAAAACAATATTCTACTTCACTTATTACATTTATTTGATATGTGTTTAAGTATTCGTGTATGATTGCTTTTACAATTCTTTTCCACTCTTTACCGTTTGCACCAAAGTCATAATACTTTTTAGCAGGTACTTTTCTAGCAATCATTTGACCGCCTGATAGATCGCCTAAATGTCGTACATAGATATGTGCATATAGTTTTTCAGGATCGTCTTGTATAGATTCTATATGTTTTATGTACTTCTTTGTACTTTCTGTTATATGTGGAGGATTTTTAGTGTCTGGCCACAATTTTGCATAGTCTTTGTGTATATTTTCTGATCTTTGTAGACCTGGTGTTTGTCTGAATAAATCATTGTGCATTCCATACTTTTCTAATACAGAATAACATTGTAATTGATTATACAGATAGATAGCATACAATTCAGGACGAATCGTACCGCTTAATAAAGTTTTTACAAACTCTTGTCTTTCTGCTTTTTGATGAATCTCTTTAGTGAGTTCTTTGATGTCGTACATAATATAAAACCAGCGATGTAAAGTGAATAGTATTTACTATTAACCAGCCATATCAGCGATTTTCTTCGCCTCAGCAGCCTTAACCGTTTTAACTAATTCTGCTTCATCTGTTAATTGTTTAGCAGTTGCCTCATCATCAGTTATACTTTCAGTTCCGAAAACATCAACTGCATTAGTAGAAAAATTGTATTTCATTCTCCAATCAGCGATATTATCAGGAGCGTCTGACACTTTGATACATTGACCTTTTGCCACACCATCTTCACCAGTTACAGCGTTTCTTGTAAATGGGTTACCTGTTCCTGTACAAAAATAAATAGTTGCCATAATTGTTTCCTTTATATGTTATTATTCGGCAGCAGCACCGAAGTTACCACCGTAGTTACTATCAGAATTACCATAATTACCCCACCAGTCAATCTGTGCCATAATCGGATAACAAGTTGTATAGTTACCGCCGTGTAGACCTGTTCTAGCTTCTGTTAACGAATAGTTACCAGTTTTGTTAGTTACATCAGTTCCTCTATTAGCGTTATCATTTCTGATTACATCATTGTTATCAGTTGCACCGTAATAGACCGTTGTTGTTGTAGTGTGATCTGAATCTGTTGGATCAAAAGACCAACCATAAACTCTAAAAGTTTCTCCGTCGGTATTGTCTGACCAACCTCCGTGGAAACCTGTTCTTCCCCAAGCAAAGTATGGATTTGATCTACCTGATTTAGTTTGGTTAATACTAATAAATTTTCTAGGATTTTGAATGTTCATACACCAAGCATTAATTCCACAACCGTAGTAGTAGTAAGGAGCAAAAATCATACCCCAAGTACCATCCCAAGTTGTATTAAATTTAGTGTAGTACTGAGCACCTTGGTTTGCACCATAAGATGTAGTTGTTGAACCATTGAAATCTTGCCAACCAATGTATATTCTACCTGTATCAGCAGTTCCTAAAGATTGTCCTAAATTACAATTGAAAGCGGCATATCTCATACCGTTTCCGTTTTTGTGTCCAAATCCAACCCAACCGTTATTACCAACACAAATAGTCATATCTCTATTGTTATCTGTTGTCCAAGTACCGTCAAAGTATTCAGTAGCAGTTAAGTTATCAAAGTAATCTTTAATTTTAGTTACTTTGTTTAAACATTTACTAGATTGGAAAACGTGAATTGTTTTAGCAGTTGAAGAACCTTCATCTGCTGAGTGAACCATAACCAACATTTTAGTTGATTCATTATATCCAGTTCCACAAGCATATGTGTTTGTGTTATCTAATTTTTTAGCAGTATAATCGTAGTGATCTATGGCAGCAGTTGTTGAGTTACCTACCATCATTTCTCTCATAGAGTTTCTTCTATTTAAGAACATTCTTCTTGGTCTAATACCTTCAGGTAATACGTGGTTAACTTTAGTCCAACCATTATCATACTCTAAACAAGATGTATAGTGGTGAAAGTTTTGCCAAGAAATGAAACCATCCCTAGATGAAGTGTAATATTGAGCGTGTGGATATTGATCGCATTGGTAAACTGACTTCCAATATTTTGACCAGTCAGAATATCCTTCTGAAGTCAAGTTATCGTGTCCGATGTCAGTACCGAAATCGTCCATATTGTATGCGTGGGAAGCATCCCCTAATATACCAAAACGGTAGTTTGTAGTTGAGTTACAAACTGCACCCCAAGGTGATCCGCACATTTTATATCCAGAGTCAAAGACTCTGAAAGTCATATGTGTATTTTGGTCAGATGTTGAACCGAATAGTCCAAAAAGAGGTAATCCCTCTTTTCTGTGGTCAATAGCACCTGCGCCACCACCACCAAGTAAATTTGATAAACTAGCCATTGAATGTTTCTCCTAAATTCTTATATCTATTTATATGTTTTAATACTCTCATTAATTATTAAGTTAATGTCCAACCGATATAACTAGAAGTTACATCAGGCGTTGTTTTATATGTTAATCTTAAAGTTGCGTAGTTAGCGTCAGCAGTTAAGTCTTCTGCTACTCCTGCGATATTTTGACCATTTCTACCAACCGTTAAATTTGCAGCCTTCCAAGTTCCATAACCATCTGCGATTAACACATAATCGTTATCACTTGGATTTGCAGGCAATGTGATTGTAAACGCACCAACTTCAGCAGTATTACAGATGTAAGCACCACCTGAAACAGCAGTAAAGTTTGAGTTTCTGTAATCCCAATTGATAGATGTTGCAGATTCCCATACAGGATCAGCAGCAGCGCCTTTAGTTACTAGTACATTTCCTGAAGTACCAGCAGCAAGTCTTTCTACTCCACCTGAACCTCTAAAGAGTACATCACCGTGAGTAGTTAATTGAGTTACGTCATCACCTTTTTTAGCAAGTTTTGACCAATATGTAGCGTTTGAAGTTGCGTTACCAGTTGAAGCTAATATACAAATAAAAGTTTCACCACCGAAAGTTACAATGTCGTCAACTACATAAGCAGTTCCAGCGTTGTAAGCCCCTTGGAATACTGGTTTAATTCTTCCTAAATTTATCGTTGCCATAATTCTATGTTTCCTTATTTCTATTTATATTTATAATCGTTTTATCTTTGATTATAAAAAATTTTAATTTAATTCTACCTTTAAATCTCCGTTATCAACACTAAAAGTCAGACCAGCCCTCATAAAGAAACTATCCTCAAATATGTCTTCTTGTTCTTTTGTTTCATAACGAGTTTCTATGTTGTCTGCACCATCAGTTTTTGTTATTTGTAGTTCACCTTTCCATTCAGGTGTGTAGATTTGACCACCAGTATTAGTAAAGTTACTCTCATAATAAAATAATTCTCCAATTGCACTACCTGGGTTAGGACTAGGCGTTTTCTTTGGCATTACGATAGTTACCGTAGCACCTGCTTGTCCTATTGTACCGTTTGTAGTTACATTTGTTGTATATTCTGAACCTCCTTCTTTAGTTCCACCACTAGTAGTACTAAATTTGAAGTCTGAATCTGTTAAATTTGAATCTGATACGTCAAAAACATATGTATTTCCCTCATAAAACTTCATTGTATTTCTTGTTCTAACTTCGTGTGTTATTGGCAATTCGTCATCTCCGCCATCTATACATAAAGTTCCACCTGTTCCAACAACATACATTTTTGATCCATCATTATTAAATCTTCCTCCTCTAGGAGTAATATTGTTTGTTCTTAAAGAATATGTATTTGCAACTGCCTGTGTTGTAGAAACGTCAAAATTTGTTACTAATGGATATTGATTGATCTCATTTCCATCGTGTCCAGTTACATACATTCTGTCTCCATCATCATCAAAGAAAACACCTCTAGGACTTCCATCTTCAGACGTAGTTACGTGTGAGTCAACAAACGAAGCCGTACTTACATCATAAGGAGTTCCTAATAAGTATTCATTAACATCATTACCGTCATCTCCGACAGCAAATACTAATCCACCAGGATTAACAGCACCTCTAGCAACATTATTGAAAAATATATCTTGCATATTAGCGTCTTGTGAAGAAACATCTAAACTATCTGTTATAGTTGCTGACATAACATCATAGTTTGTGCCCATAGCATATTCATCTATTCTTCCACCAGTAGTTCCGCCTTCAGCATTTCCTAAATTATCTAACACATACATTTTTGAACCGTTTGCATTAAAAGTAATTGCCTGTACTGAACCTCTACTTGCAACACTTAACTCTCTACTATAAAGTAAAGTTGATACGTTATAAGGAGTTGTTAAAGTGTATTGTATAATTCTATGATTAACTTTATCACCAACATACATTTTTGATCCATCATTATTAAAAGAAAGACCTCTAATATCAGATGTATCTACTTGATTAGCATTTTCAGCGCCTCTTCTAGTTAATGATGTTGTAGTTGTTAAGGAAGCAGTTGTAATATTATAAGGAGTACTTAAAGCATATTCATAGATACTATCGTTTCTACTTGTACCTGTTAATACTTTAGTTACCGTTCTTCTAATTGTTTGAGAAGGCGGGATTCTATGAAATCCGTAAAACTCGTCTTTCTCTTTTCCTGTTACCGTGAATTGTGTTAATTTA